CTCAAGAACTCCATTTGCATGGATTAGTTCTGTTTGTCCCCATATTTTACCTGCTTTCATCTCTTTCTCTTCTATCGACCCACATTGGTGGTTTTAATTTCTCATTAGTTGTTGTTCTTAGCCATGCATATGTCTCAGCTTCATCTTTAGTCATAAAGCTGCCTTCGTCTTTATTATTTATTTTACAATACCAAATTATAAAACCATTGCTAGTTAGTTTTCTATGTACTGTAATACGTGTCCCACTTGCCCATGCTGTAGTCATCACCAACCTCAAAGTCACATCCAACCGGGGCTCCGTCTATAGAGCACCCTCTTTCTTTTTGGATAAATTGTTTTAATTTCGCACTATAATGTTCTATTTCTTCTTCTGGTACTTCCGCAAGTATGGAGTCATGCACTAATGCAAATATCCTCGCTTTCATACTCGTTTCGTTTATGTACTTCTGCATGTCTATCGCGCCCATTAAGTTTATATCAGAGGCGGCTGATTGTACCAGAAAGTTAATTCCACTTCTCACTTCATGAGAAGCTATGCCCTTATTTTTGGACTGGGCGTTAGGAAGTCTTCGCTTCCTACCAAATATGCTATATATAAACCCATTCATTTTAATATAGCTTTCTTGTATCTCTAACCACTTCTTCAAATTTTTAAATGAGTGAAAATAGTTATCAATTACTCTGGAAGCCTCATTGACTGTGAACTCTTTGCCACTATCTTTTGAGACTTGCCATGAAATCTTTTGTGCTCCTGCTCCGTACATTATTCCGAATGTAACCGCTTTTGCTTGTTGTCTACGATCTTTATAGAGAGTATCAACTTCTTCTACCGCACATGGTAGATTAAATACTTGTTTTGCAATAGTGGAATGAAAATTACCTCCACTTCTAAATACTCTCTTCAGAGCTTCGTCTTTCGCTAAAACCGCGGCAACATACACCTCTGCCGTAGTCAAGTCCATCGCAACAATCTTATGTCCTTCACTTGCTTTTATGCATCCTTTGACTGTGGGATTATCCCGAGGCAATTGTTGCATATTCAATTTTCCACTTGAACTCAATCTGCCAGAAGTAGTGCCGTGTAAGTTGAATCCTGTTCTTAGCCGACTGTCCATGTCTAAATTAGGTATAATTTTATCTAAGTATGTATTCTTTATTTTTACTTTCTGCCTGATTTCAAGAATCAGCTTCGGAACTTCGTGCTCTTGGGCAAGAGTCCCTAGAACTTCGGCATCTGTGGAATCAGCCCCAGTACCCGTCTTTTTACCCGTTGGGGTTAGACCTATAAAGTCAAACATAAGTTCTCGAAGTTGTACTGTAGAGTTCGGGTTAAATGAACTTCCTTTAAACTTTTCATACTGTTCAATTTCAGGATACTCATATAATTGATCTATGGCTTTTTGAATATCAATAGCCATGATTGCTGATGCTCTACCTAATCTGTCCCTATCAAATGGAACTCCATTACTTTCTACTTGCTTTAAGAAATTACAACCTTCAAGTAATATATTTTCGTATACCCACTTAAGTTTGTTATTCTTCTCTATCGCAGCTCTCATCTTTTCATATAATAAAAACGTAACTACAGCGTCCATTGCCGCATAATTTTTCATTATATCAAAAGGTATCAAGTCATAACTAAAGTCTGCCTTTAATACACCGTGAGCTTTTCTATATTGCTCTGACCAATCTGATAATGGCTTTTCATAATCGCCATAAGGAGTATGATTCATAGCCAGTTGTTTCAATCCATGTGTGCCTGGGTTTTCATCAAACATATAATGCATAAGCATGGTATCCTCAAACTTTGGAAAAACAAATCCAAAGTGATATTCAAACCATTGTAAATCAAATTTAGCATTATGAAAGACTACTGTTTTTAATCTAAACAGTTCTTGCATTTTGCTTTCTACATCTACGTCTATAACATCAGAGTCACAATATATACCGTGATCAGGTTCGTAAGACATACTGAAACCAAGCATGTAACCATCTCTAGCATAGAGAGCACTGGTCTCCGAGTCAAGGGCAATGTATGGTCTTGGAGCATCAATTGCATCCTGTAGGTACTTAAGTATTGTTTCTTTGTCTTGTATACCATAACATTTTTCCTCGTCTAGTTTTTCTATTTTCAGTTCACCACTTATATACTTAGTGATACTTTCTACTGCTTCTTCAAATGATTTCTTAGCTTCAGGTCTGAATTTAATAACCGCAGGATTCATTAATGCTAAAAATTTCTCATCAATAATCTTGCCATTATATTCTGTAACTGAACTTTTCTTTGTGAAGTATTTGAACGCTTCTGCTCCCACTAATATCAACCAATCATACTCATCTGCATTTATCTTTATATCGACATCTTTTTTTAATACTTTTTGAATCTTACTATTACTGCATAATGCGTAACGGTCAAACTCAAAATCAAAGTATCTATTAAAGCTCGTTGCTGATGGTTTAGTTTCTACTAGTGCTATGTTCATATCGCGTCCTTTTGTAATTCGTTATAATAATTAAAGACCTCTTTATTCGCTGTGTCATTAACTATTTTTCTTATGGCTTTTCCTAACTCTGCGTCATTAGGAAAGTCTGTTGTTAATTGTTTTAATTCTTCAATCCCTAGAGATTGGTGTTCTTTATTTCGTACTCTCATCCGTATAATCTCTCTTTTAATCTCCGTATTTGGTCATGTACTAGATTCCCTGGGTCTTCTCCCTCTGGTAGATTTACAATCTGTACTGAAAGCTCTAGTTGTTCTGCTACTCCCTTTATAACTTCTGCTGCTCTCCTTCCTGCTTCATCTCCGTCAAAGATAATATCTATTCCGTTTACCCCTTGTAATTTGAGTAAAGATAACTTTACCCAGTCCATTTGTTGTGTACCAAAACAGCACACAGTATTCTTTAATCCTTTGTCCCAAAGATTCAGAGCATCAAATATGCCTTCAACCAATATAACTCTATTCTGTATTGGCTTAACCTTTGCAGGACAAAATGGGAGTTTAACTCCCTGTGGGTAGATATAGTATTTTTCTTCACTCATACCTGTTATTAATCTACCAATTAATGCGACTGTCTTGCCTGTCAAATCACGGACTGGGAAGACGATGCGTCCTTCAAACTTGGGAGCATTCCATGTGAATGCTTGCCATATTCTCAAAGTTTCTTCAGATATGTTTCTGAAGCCACCACCTGCCCAGTCTATACGGTCTTTCGGGAGGGAAATACCAACTGTTTGTGCTCGTGTTGCCGCAATTTTTTCTTTAATTCTATGTATTCTTACTTCTAATGGGCTTGCTGGAGCTCCATAATAAGTAAATAGGTTTCCTTTAAAACCACAGGAAAAGCAATGCATGATACCTGTTACTTTATCTACTCTCAAACTAGGATTGCTATCGTCATGCTCAGGATTAAGACAACTGATAAGTGCGTCCTGCCCCTTAAGCTGGTAATCTATGCCTTTCTCTGTTAGTAGTTCTTCTGCTATCATTGTCCCTTTATTATATCAAATTTTAAACGCGTTGTCAAGAACTATTTTCCTATCCTATTGGCAGGTTATCTAGATCAAGTTGTTTTTGTCTACTTTCTTCTCTGAGTTTACCTAGTCTACTAGTATGTTTCCATTCCAATTGATCTCCTAAAGTTTCAAAATATGTCATATCTGTTCCGTCAGGATCTTTATCAAATTTATAATAACGTGACTTCCATACTAACTCTAGCATTTGAAATTGAATTGCTGTTGCTTTATCTCGAAAATCTGTGTCTCCCCAGAGGTACCATAGTAACCAAGTTTCTGTGTCAAATGTACATACATTTACTTCCCAGTCATATACTACTGCATGCTCTTTTACCATATCAGCTAGACACCGTACTCTTTGAGACCCTGCGATAGGCCACCAATTCGGCATACAAAGTATCGGATTTTTCATACCATGTCTTATTAAACTTTCCATAAGCGGTTCATTTATTGGAACAGTAGCAATGTTTTCTTTTACTTTTGGTTGGTCTAAAATCCAAGCAACAGTTTTAAACTGCCAACTATGTGGAGGTAGGGGTACTAAGTGTGCAGTTTCTCTGCTTATTCTATCAGCCGCCACGATTAAACCACCTTTCATATTCTTTCGTTTTCATACTATCTTGAGATTCTTCCCATCTTTCAAATTTCTGAAGGTGTCCGTTCCAAAACCAACCCTCATAAACTTTACTTCGTTTTACTACTCTTTTAGCATCTTCTAGGTCATCTGATTCATCATGTTCTGTTGTAGTCCAAATTGGCTCTAACTGGTCTTGCATTTTTTGAGATTCGCTTTGGAACTCATTTTCTGATATAAAACCTTCAGGTACACCCCCACAGCTTACTGCTTCGTTTTCATACTGTTTTTTAAAAGGTTTTCTAACCACACCACCGTCGGGCAGTTTAACAATTTTCCATACAACTTCTTCTTTCTCTGGGTCACCAAAGATTTTCTTTTCGTGCTGTTCCTGTTTCCAGTTTTTCATTCGTCGCTCCAGCCTGTCTTCGAATCTGTCTTTTTTAACTTTTGTCATCTCTAAGTTTCTCCACTTGTTCGTTAAGTATATCTATTTCTTCTTGATACATTGCCCACGCAGTAGCTCCTTTTGTAACCTGTTGCAGTTCTCTCGCTGTGTGTATAGCATCTTGTAAATTTTGTAATTGTGTTTCTAAGTCTAAATATTTGACTTCGTTCTCCATGTCACTCCTATCTTTGCGGTCATAGTCCTTCTTGGACTTATGAGCCCCACCTTTGTTTTTGTCATGCTTTGCTACCCAGTTTCTCACTTCGTGTGTCTAGGTAACTTAGCCTCTATAAAAAATTCGTGTTTTCTTTTGGTCGGATTATATTTTCTTATTCTAAGTTTTCTTTGTTCCGAAATCATACTCGCTGTTTTATATGCTGTATAACTATAAGTATGGCTATCCCTTGATTCCCCTTCTGGAATCAAATTTACTATTTGTTTCTTTCCTTTAGCCATTGGGTGTCCATTTCCATAATTTTGGATCGCCATATTTAAATGGTCTTGATATGTTTAACATAGGAGGTCTCTTACCTTTGCCAACCCATGTAAAATGATGTGCTACCATAATAGGAGTAGGGTTATTATACCATGCTACTATTTCTTTTTCTTCGTGTAATAAGTCTGGTTGACGTTCATGTTTACCTGTACAGTAATCTTCTATTTCTTTTTCAGTAAGTGCTACTAGATATTCTCTAACATTATTTATGTCTTTGCTTGATGCATAGACAAATGTATTCATTGATTTCTCAGCCACATTCATCCTCATATTGTTGTCGTCTTTCTACTATGTTTGAAACTGCTTCTATTCCT